GATTGCCTGTTTGCTCAGACCAATCTATGGCAAACTCCATGGCACGAGCCAAGGCATCATTGACATTTTCCACACGCAAGTAGTATACCAAGTATTCGGTATACATGGTATCTCTTGCCCAGTGATCGATCTTCTTGTTGTTCTTCAACAACCATTCTACAAAACGTGGAGGATTGATGGCCTTGACCGCCACACAATAGCGACCAAACTTTACAAAAGCACGATAGTAAGGACTGGCCGCAAAGTCTTCAAATGTTTTTAACTTGGCACTGCCTTGTGTGAGTTCGTAGAATTTGAGATAGGCATGTAGCCCTAACTGCACTCCGCGTTCGTCTTGTTCTTGAAATCTGCGTTTGGGCTCACACATGTGTACAGCCAAACTAGTTTCTTTGGCAAAACTTTTCTTACAATACCGACATTCGTACATTACTTGTCACGGCCCAGTTGTTTCAAATAAGAATCTAATTCTTGCTTGGTGGTAATGTTGGCTATGACATCTAGTTCATCAGATTTCATATTAGGAAACAGTTCGGACAACTGTTTACGAACAGCTGAAATAGAACCTTCTTTTTTCTTGGGAGCAATCCATTGATGTCTGTATGTTCCCAAGCCCGGACTCACAGCAGTGGCACACAACCATTGCAGTCGTGGATGCCGGTTGATAGCGAAGAAATGTTTATTGAGTCTTTCGTTGCAAGAAATCACATAAAATTCCTGTAGTTCTCTAGAACCTTGCACAGAGGATCCCCATCGTATCATGAGATAGTTTGAAAACTTTTTACGTTCTTCATCGGTGAGTTCGTCATAGAACTTGCGATTCTTTTTATCAAACTGCGTCATTTCGTTGGCTATGCTTAATTTGTCCATTACCAGGCCTTGTTATAATCTATTACTTCACAGTTTCTGCTGATATCTTTGACAAAATACACACACTCAGGACCAATTTCGTTGCCCAACGGCACACACAACATCTGACCATTTTTTAACTTAGGTGCATACCAAGTTACCTCATGATATACGTCTAGTATCTCTATGTCAAGGAAACTGGGACGGAAACTTGTGAGTGGATTGAACTGGAAGGCCTTGAATCCACGATCGTTGATCGAAGTCAAAGGCAAAACTTCTAGATCTCCTAAATCGGGTTCGCCAATCAAGATCTGCCAATCCACAGGCATTTTGATCTTGTGTTCACCTATACGCAACACCAGGGCTGGTGCCGTGAAGCTTTCTAAAAATATCAAAGGTATGTAATGATAATCTGGATCGGCTGGGTTAGAATTATCCAAGATAGAAAATCTCATGTCATCCACTTCCTCAGGAAGATGATCCAGTTCAAAAGGTTTGTTGTCCAATGTTAATATTTGCATAATACAATTATACAACAGGTCACTATTTTGTCAACCTTTATTTCCAAGGCAGTTTCTCTTGGGTAAATGGATAGTTGGCTTCCTTGTAGAATGTCTTGCGTTTGGTCAAGTGTCGTTTGGCAAATCTACAGGTGCTGGTCACGTCCCAGATCTGCACGTGGTCTTTGTCCTCGGCCTTGCGAATACAACGTCCTATACTCTGAATAACTCGCACAAAACTCTTTCCGGGCTCAACAAGAACCAAATTAAAAATCCTAGGAATATTGATACCCACGGCAGCAACGCCATAGGTGGCAACGATAATCTTACCGTCGGCCACAGCCACTTCATCATATTCATCTTGTCTGTCCTTTGCTTTGGTTGCACCCGACACAAATACCGCATCTTTAAGTTGTTCCACTAGAGCTTGTCCTGCCGCAATACGGTCAACTAGAACCAGTGTATTACCTGTTAGGTTGACTTGGCGCACTAGATCGGCTATGGTTTTTAACCTATTGGGTTCTTCCAATAGATATTTCAGTTCACTTTGGTAGTTGGTGAACTCGGCATGGTCTTCTAACTGCACAATGTTCACATGGCACTGTGCCAGCACACCTTGACTCTGTAACTCGCTGGCCGACAGTTTGCTAATAACTGGACCCAGACTTACCAACAAGCTCACGCTTTCGAACTTTTCCTTAGGGATAGTTCCTGTGAGACCCCAGCGTATGGGTATGCGACTCATTACTCCTGTGAGCAATGTTTTAAGTGCGTCGGCCTTGGCCATGTGAACTTCATCCACGATCACACACACCACTCCTTCTATGAACTCACCTATGGTGCAATCATCTTCGGCTGTGCCGTTCTTGGTGTTCTTCAACAAGACATTGAGACTCTGCCAGGTACAGATAGTATGCTGGCGCCCCCATTCTTTCCTGTCGCCAAAGTACACGCCCACATCCAGGCCCATGTTAATGTAATCTTTTTCTGTTTGTGTGACCAAGCTCTTGTTGGGCACTATCACAATGCTACGACCATAGGCGGTAACAGCATCACTGAGTGCCGCGGTCATCACAGTTTTACCTGCACCTGTGGCTACTTCTTGCAAGCATTGTGGATTGGCCAAGAAGTTGTTGATGATCTCTACCTGATAGTCGCGAAGCTTCATGGGTTCGCCTGCAGCTGGATGGCCTTTGGGCCAGGCTATGTGACTGTAACTGTCTTCGGCGACCTGGGCAAACTCAAACGTGGTCAAGTAATCTCGCTGATCATCTAGATCAATATCGTAGTTGAACTTTTCTAATATGGGTATGATCTCGGGCAACAGGTTCACATAAGTGCTACCGCCCAGTTGGAAGTATGAAACTTTACCATCCCAACGACCTAACCGCACCGCTGGCAAGTATCTAGCATAAGGAACGTCATACTTAAATGCATTGACCAGGCTACGGCGAGCATCCAGTTCAAGACCTTCGATCTTGATGTTTACTTCGTCTCGGATTACGATTGTTGCTGTTCTCATTGTAAGGTAACTTGTGTAATGTGTTGATGTTGCTTGATGATTTCCGTTAACTGATCTCTGGGTTGAGTTTCAATGAGTTCTGCCACAGGGAAACGTAACGGCAACAGTCTAGGATCTTGGAATGTTGTAAATCCTCGATCAAAGAAAAACTCTCTGTGCTGATTATAGTACTCTTGCATCCTGACCAATTTATCTGACACATAATCCGCTGTTTCCTCATGCATGCGCACATTGAAGTCTGCTGAATAATGGTTGAACGGCAGAAACGCATCATCACTGATGTAATTATCACGATCTTGTGCAAGATCTTCCAGCGTCTTGCCTATCTCGGCATAGTTCAAACATACACTACCAAACTTAGGATTTAAAGTTCCAAATTCATGCATGATTTCCACAGGCAAGGTCCTGGTCTTTGGCATGCCAAACCAGGTGCAAACAAACCTAGGACGATTGCCACGTGCAATACTTTCGCACCTGTGTACATTAACATTTAAATTGGCCAGGTGTTGTCTTACCTCCGAAGGTATAGGACCATATTTTGAATTTACCGGATGTTGATCCAACAAGCCGTGCCACTGTTCAAAAATATTGTGAAGATAGTTTAAGGTGTCTTGATCCTGTACCGAGGTCACTGTTCGTTCAACCAACGGTTGCCAGGCATTGATTCCTTGTACACATTCTTGTATTTTTGCCAAGGCAATTCGTTCATCTTCTTCTTGGGTATTAAATCCGTAAAATCTTTTGGGATCATCCATGGGCCACGAATGTCTCTGATGCATGCGTTCAATCCATAATTGGGCCATGGGATTTTCTAATACCCGAAATTGTAGTGACAAATCTCTGAAATCAATGGTCAAGATCATGTGCTAGTGTAACATATTTACATTTAAAGATCAAAAAAACAGGCACCGAAGTGCCTGTTGTGAAATGGGCAGTGTTGCCACTGCCCAGGAGCTACTGATTAACTATTCTTCATACATGTACTAGCAGCCAGGGCTTTCCAATTGGTGTCTGACACCTTGGTCAAGTCCGCGATCTTGAGTGCCATACGCAAGCTCATTTCACGGAGTCGTTCCTTGTTCTCGTCCATGAAGTTCAGGATCTCTTCACCTTTTTCTGGGCTGAACTCATAGTCATT